TCTCTTCCAAAGTCTTAAAGTTGGCAGATTCATGAGCGCATTGACCAATGAACGCAGCCTGACGGCTAGGAGTGTTGATTTCATAACGGTGAAAGACTTCCTCCAGCGGTTCGACCCACTGGACATCGATTTTGAGTTTGGCGAGGGTGTTGGCGAGGCTCATCATTTGATTGCGGGGGATTTGGAGAGAAGGTCAGTTTTAGCCTGAGAGCCAGCGCTAGAACCAAAATAATACGCGATGATGCCAGTCCAAGCGGTGCCGAGCGAGCCCAGCATCATGAGAATGGCGGGATTGTTGGAGTCCACCTTGCCCAGCAGCATCATCACGAGGATGCCAAAGAACCCGACGGTGACAATCGCAGCCAGCGCCGGAGGGACGATGGAGCGGGTGGTGGCCTGCATCTCACGGGCGCTCTTCCTGTCATCCACCTCCAGCTTGGCGAAGTTCAGGCCCAACTCCTGCGCCTGTTTCTGGAGTTCGATCTCAGCAATCTTGACCTGCGCAATCTGCTCGGCGGTCAATTTGTTGTCTTTGATCAGGTCGCCGACCTTGCTCTCATCCACCCCGATGGCTTTAGAGATAGCAGAGACGGCCATGCCGGCCAATGGGCCGCCCATCGCAGTAGCGATAGTGGGCGCGATTTGTTTGAGCCATTCCATTACTGTTTACTCCTCGAAAGCATGGTTGCTGCGATTTGCAGAAGGACGCGGTACTGATCCACATCCGGCGGTTCTTCTCTCCATCCCACGGTGATTTGTCCGACCAACTTACCCGGCTCTGGAGGAACCCCCACCCGGCACCCGTAGGTCATGCCCTTTTCCATGTACCACAGGCCAATCTCGCTTTGCGCGGTCTTGTAGTGACTGCACGGAATCTCGCCAGCCATCAGCGCCACGACGTCCCTATTGTTGGCCACGTTGGAGGTGAAAAGGCCCACATCCAACCCGTCGTGCTCTTTCTCCCGCCCCTGCTTGGTGTACGCCCGATGCAAGACGCGGGTGCCAAACATAGGGTTTACCTTAAATATAGCTACGACTGTAGCGTCAGTATTTTTAAACAGGTGCGCCGCAGCATCCTCCACCCGGTCTTCCGCGATGGCGGGAAGCTTTTGCTGCTCCTTGTAGGCCCCGATCAGGAAGGCTTGGTTCTGCCAGATGAAGTAGCCCACGAACGCAAAGATCGCCATCAGGAGGATGGCAAACAGCTTGAACGGCGAGTCCACATAACTGAGGACCTTGTCGATCAGACTATTGTGATTGATCTTCTCTTCGCTCACGACACAGCCTGCTTGACGATGAAGATGATGATGACGCCGATTGTGACGATGCAGATCGCTCCACCGATGATCTGCGCCATCAAAATCCTTTGAGCGGACACCCTCTTGCGTTCAGCCGCAGCGATACGTTCGGCTTTCTCCCGCGCCTGTTTGATCTTCATCCGCTCTGTGAGCATCATGGCCCACAATTCGGGGTATCCGCCGTAGACTAACTGATGTTTGAGCGCCTCCTCGGCCTCGCGTAGAGCATTGGCCTGCATCACGATTTCCATCGCCCGAGCAGTGTCGGACTTGCCCGACTTGCCTGCATCGTTCGCAGCCTTCTGGACTACGTCACGCGCATCAAAGAACTTCCCAAACTCGCCGACGAGGCCGTTGATGTCCTTGCCTAATTTGATGGCCTTTTGAATGCCAGCCACCGCAGCTTGCGCAGTGGCAAATGCGGTGATTGGATCCATTTCTACCCCCTATATGTGTAGTTAAAACAACCCGCCTCCAGTCACAGGACCCGAGCTTTGTCCGACGTTTTGAGTGCCGTTTTGCTGGGCAGGCTGCTGCTGGTTGTTAAACACTCCACCGAAGGTGCCGAACGAGCCGAACTGCGTAGGTTGCGGGGCAGGGCCCTGTTGGCCGACGTTCTGCGGGCCCATCATGCCCGGGTTATAAGTTTGCATCCCGCCCATCGGTGCGTTGCCGAAGGTGCCCGGCCCTTGCATGTAGTTTTGTCCTAGCTGCTGACCGGCGTTGTTCACCTGCTGCAACATCTGACGGGCAGCCGTCATATCAGCCGCCTGCTGGATGCCCCCGGTTTGCCCGGTCAAATTGGGCGCGGCACCAAACGGGCTGTTTGTGGCTCCCAGCTGAGAGCTGCCCCTAGGATACGTCTGCTGAAATCCCCGTATATTTATTGGAGAAATTGCTGGCGCCCCTGGAGTCATGTCGTTGATTCTGGACTTCTCTAGGAAGTCTCGCATGTAGGCAGAGTAATCACCTTGTTGTGGGGGCTGCGTTGCAAATTGGCGGGCCCCAAGGGTCTGGCCTGCACCGAGTAGGCCGAACACGTTGTTTGGCTGGCCCACTAAGTTACCCAGACCTGAAGGAATCTGGCCGAGAAAGCCTCCCATGCCTGGGGGAGGAAAAACCTGGGGCGCGGGCCCGCCCGCAACGCCCATGCCTGGGGGTGCACTAGCAGAAGACACATCAAACATCCGTGGGGCAGACTGTGCCCGAGGAGTGGACGCTAACGCACTAAAGATACTTCCTCCTTGTTGTCCAAGAGGAGTCACGGCACCCTGTGGGGCCGCGCCACGCGCAGCGCCCCGCGCAGCACGCGCAGCACGCGCTTGCTCCACGGCCTTTGTGGCCTCAGACGCGGTCATTTCTTTTTGTCTATTCACGATGGGCATGGAATGCTCCTTTCAGCGCAACTTGCGCAGTTTGTATAACGTGCTCAAAAACGTACCAATCGCTTCATCAATCAAATTCTGGATTGGGCTGTCTTTCTTGTCTACGGCGTCATAACGGATCTTCTCGACGTCGTCCATCAGCTTCTCCAAGACGTCCGCACAGTCGTCGCCGGTGGGCATCGGTAGATACGGAATTTCAATAATAGTGTCGTAGCGCCCCTGGCAGGCTTCGGTGATGCTGTCCGCGCTCTCGATAATGGCGTTATAGAACTCCCCCAGGGCCACATGCTTGGCATAGCTGCCCGCGCCTGTGATGCTCAGGTGTGCACGGTGCGCATACTCACGCGCCACAAAGAGCGTGCCTATCAATCGTCCAATCATCTCCATGTTCTTCTCCGTTTATCGTTGGGGCGGCTGCCCGCCAACTGATGCCGCGCGCTGTTGTAGCAGAGCGCTGATCGGGTCGTTGGGGAACATCGCCGGATACATCAACGGGACCTGACTAGCCCCTCCCTGCGGTGCCTGCGGAGTAGTAGGCAGGCGCGGGTTGAAGTTTGTGCCACGAGTGGGCGGACCCGGTGGGATAACGCGGTTTAGCATCTCCCGGGCCGTGGTCCGTGGTGCGGGAGTCGGGACGACCGGCAGGTTTTCCATGCCAGCTATCTTCTCCGGCTGCTCGCCCTGAGCGGCGCCACTGATGGCTTGCTGCGCACCCATGCGGGCGGGCTGGAGCACACGTGCTGCCGAGATGCCAATCTCTTCCAGGCTTTTGGCCGCCTTGGCTGCCTGCTCGGGGGTGCCCACGCGGGTGATGTTCTTGGCGAACTCTTCGCTCTCCAGGGCGCGGGTGAAGATGCGCTTGTAGAGCTGATTTTCCAGGCCCCCGGTCAAGCGAACCATCAGCGCTAGTGCCCCGGTCTCAGGAGAAATACGGCCCACCGCCGCTTCGCGCATGGTGGTCGTCATGTACTGAATGCCAGAGCCAAACACGCGCTTGAGGCCCTCGTCCAGGGATTCGAACGCCGGGATCTGGCCGGTGACGTTGGCAAAAGCGTTGACCCGACGCTGCAAGTCGGCCAGCGTCTTGAGGTCTTCCAGATGTTTGGTGCTGCCAAACAAAACCTTCAAGGACTTCTCATTCGAATCAATGAACGTCTTGAGCGCGCCGCCACCCTGGGCGCCTTCGGTGGCGATGTCATAGACGGACCGGCGCAGGGAGGCCAACGTCTCTGCGTCTTTGCCTACCGCGCCCACCAGCTTGGTCATGATGGCGGGATCGCGCAGGGCATCGTTGAGCACGGTGCGCGGATCGCTGCCCGGGCGCACGGCCTTGGTCAGGATGCGGTCCAGCTCATTGTCCTTGGCGGCCACCATGCGCTGATCGATCTCAGCCACGCGGTTGACGAAGTCATCGGCCAGCTTGACCTCATCGGCCAGCTTGGCACGCACAGGCTCGGGCAGGGCTTCGACGATGTTTTTGTTCTTGTCCAGCACCGAGCGGATGATCTTCGGATCGACAAGGCCATCCTTGTTGACGACGCCCTTGGTGCGCAGCCAATCGATGGTGCCCTTCATCATCAGGGCCTGGGACTGCGGATCGTTGCCCAAGATGGCC